GTTTAAAGAAAATCCATCCGTTGAACCCGCTTGCGCTGGTGGTGTCTGCCTTATTTAATGCCCCATGAGTCTTTCCAATCTCTAGCATCATCCTCATCCATATCCGCATCTCTCCATTGATGCGTCTTCATGTCTTGATCTCTATAGGTTTGATACTCAACGGCTTGCTTTTGATCGCTTGGGAAGAGTGAAGCTTGATCAGGTGGTGCTTGAGTCTTGGGCGGTGCTGACTGTTGCACTTGTTGAGGCTGTGGTGGGGGTGGAGCTTGTACTTGCACAGGTTGCACTTGCACAGGTTGCACTTGCACAGGTTGAGGCTTTGCTTTTGTATCTGCTCCAGCCTTAACGCCCGGCTTTGCTCTTTGAACGGGTTGTCTCTCAGCATAGATTGGAGTATCAAGCTCTTGACTCAAGATTTCTAGTCTTTCATCTTCAGGCATATCCATACTATCAGCCATTTCAATCGCATCATAGCCGCTGATCACATCGCCAAACACATCACGAACAGCCATTGACTTGCATCTTGCCATAAGCATTTGCTTAGGCATATTTTGCCATTGGCGATTACTTGTCAAACCTTGTTTCTGTGCCATCGCAATCGTGAAAGTGACTACATACTTTTGATTGTTGTCGCCTCTTGTAAATTCAATTGAGCATTCTTCTTCAGTGTTTGATAAGACTTTCCACGACTTGCACTTGGGAGAAGCAATGACAATGCCAAACATAGCACTAGCTTGATAGGTGATTTTTCCCTTGATCACATTCATCTTTTCCATCGTCTGAGCGATATTCCAACCATGCATCATCCCATAAGAGAGATAAGCTGTCACGAGTTGTTGAGCATTCCAATTTGTGCCTGCAGTGAGATAAGCAGCAAGCTTGACGAGTTGTTCCATACTGTCAGCAATAGCATTGACATCAGAGAGCGATTCTAAAAGTTTATGATTTGCCATTTTTATTCCCTTGTGAATAGGTCTACTTGTCTAAGGATATGAGCAAAAATATCTTGAGCATCGCTACTTGCAGGGATGCCAAAATTTTTGACTTGAAGGTTGATTGTTCGGTCTTGAGAGATAACGATCTCGATGTCATCACAGTCGATCGTCCAGTCAATACATCGATGATTGAGGTTGTGCATGTGAATAGCGAGGTTATCAAGCTGAATGATGTTTAGCTGCTTGATCTGATCGTTTTTCTCTTGCTCTTGGCCGTTGATATAAAATCGACCTGCAGCTTCATATATGTACCACTTGCAAAGATGTTGATTTAACTCGCTAGCTGTCATCATGTAGGTTGGAACATCTCCGTTGAAATATACAATTTCAAATAAAAGTGTATTCCCATCGTGATCTTGCCACTTGTATGTGTCCAAACAGTCTGATCTCCATGATAAAGCCTTGTAAATTCTTTTTCTTTCGATATTCATCTGTTTATTCTCCGAAAAGTACAAGATAGATAAATGCACTTTGAAATGTTGCGATGAGTAGCCAAATGCAAATATCATTGATCATATTTTTAAAGCTTTGGCTTTTGAGTTCAGCTTGATATTCTTGAGTGATGCCAGATTTAAGGTGTCTTTTATCGACTGTTGGGAATAATCCACATTTAGGTGATTGGTGCATTTTATACTCCTGAGTAGGTTGCAGACTAAAGGCCAAAACTTGAGAGAAGGTTTTCAATGTATGAAACAACATCGCCATCTTCTGGCATATCGTATTCATCCCAAACGCTGCCATCTGCTCTGAGTAAAAAGATTTCGCTTTCAGTAACCTTGAACACTGGCTTGCTGTAGCCTGTTGGGATAACGAGAGCATCGCCTTGACGAAATTGTGAAGAGAAACGGTCGCTGTTGGCTTCGAGGATTTGATCTACTGCGTTTTGCATTTTGTGATCTGCTTTCTGATCTTGATGATCATGTTGTTTGATTTGATATGCTTAGTTTATAATAAAATTATAATCAAGTCAAATAAAATTATAAAATAAATAATAAAATTTTAAACAATACTTAAAAACTTTGTCTATCTGCAATTCTTTGGCATGATCCTAAAAATTCAACATGTGCCGTCTTGCATTCTCCATGGCGGTTTTTTGTGACGATGATTTCCATATCTGTCTCTGATGCTAGATCATCATAGGCGTGTTCACGATATAGCATCATCACAACATCAGCATCTTGCTCAATCGCTCCTGACTCTCTAAGATCGCTCAATAGCGGCCGTTTATTTGCTCTTTGCTCAACTCCTCGATTGATCTGAGCAAGTGCAATCACTGGACAACCTATTTCTTTAGCTAAAGCTTTTAAGCCTCGACTGATCTGAGATATCTCTTGCTCTCTGATCATAGCTGGAGCTGTCATCAGTTGAAGATAATCAACTATGATCAAGCCTATATCTTCACTTCTCTTTTTTACATCACATATTGATCGCATCTCTTCAATGGATAATGCTGCTCTATCTATGATCTCAAGAGGCATCCCATTTATCTGAGAGAAAGACTCTGCCATCCTGGTTTTAAATCCATCGCTAAGAGTATCATAAGGCTGATCAAAAATAGAATGAGCGATGCCACTCCAATTGCTGGCTAGACGCTTGAGAAGTTGAGTGCTTGGCATCTCCAAAGAGAAAAACATAACTTTCTTTGATTGAACTCGCATCGCATTTAAAGCAAAAGTCAAAGACACAGCCGTCTTTCCCATAGCAGGACGACCAGCGACCACATATAAACAGCCGTCTTTCCATCCTTTAGTGATCTGATCTAAATTATCAAGACCACTTGTCAAACCTTGCTTGAAGTTGACCATTGAATCCCATAACTCATTTAATTGTTGAGACAACCCAACATTTGGCTTTGGTTTCATATCCTTGATTTTGTTTTCAGACTCAAGGAAAAGATCATCAATCTCTTTAAGAGAATATCCATGAGCGAGTGCGATTTCTTTGTATCTATAGATTTGAGATAGTCTTAAGCTGGTGAAGTCATCATATATGCGATTGATATGATCTTCAACTACATGGATCATCGCAGGTCCTCCATAATAGACATGATAAGGATCAAGATTTTCCATGATCCATGACATGATGTGATAAGCTGGCATCATCTTTTTTAATGCCTTCTTTTTATCTTCGGCTGTTCTATGATAGAGATCAGCGACATTTTCAAAATTGATTGGCTTTTGCTCTTGTCTGAGCTCAACGCAAATTTCAAAAAGCCTGATGCATGTATCATCAATAAAAACACGAGGATCAGGGATCATCTTGAAGATCATGATTTTAACGGCCTCACTTCTCTGTTCAAGAGATACAGCTGTTGATCCATCTTTGTATGTGTATGTGATAGATGAAGGCCAAAGAAGCTGAGTTAAAACAAATCTGATTCTGCTCATCAAAAGGATTTGGCGATCATCATTCATGCTTTCCCATGATTGAGACATGATATATTCAAAGGTTACTTCTTTGTTGCCGTCTTCGGGATTTTGAAAGTATGTCATAGAAGATCACCTACGAATTGATAGCAAGTTGGTGCTGAGTACAAGAAGAATTGATGAGAGATTTTTGTTGTTGCCTCAAGCTTTAAAGCAAGTTTGAGAGGTGCACTAGCATCATCTTTCATGATTTGATAAAGACGGCCAACGGTGATATCAGACTCTTTTGCGATTTCAGCAACGGTCTTATTTGACTTTAAAAGCAACACTGACAATTTTTTAGTCATGATGAATCCTTTTTTATTTGAAATTTTTTTATAATCTTTATAATATAATTATCGTATAGTCAAATAAAATTTCAATCTAGGAGAGAGTATGAAACTAAAAAATTCAAAATTTGACAATTTCCAGTTCATTATTGGCAATCTTCTGAGATGTCCAGATCTTCAAAAGGTTACTCATGGCTTTGCTTTGATGTATCGATTGATTGAGTTTTACGAGTTTGAAACTTCCAATCAAGATATGACAATTGAATGCACCTACTCAGATCTATCATCACAGATGGGAGTAACTGATCGAATGATAACAAAGTCTATTGATCAGCTTTGCGAGCTCGGCTTGATCCAAAAGAAAAAGAAGATCAGCAAAACACAATTCACAATCATGCCTAAAGTGGTGAATCGATACTGGATGAAGACATCAGAATTCAAAATGATGATTGCAAGCTCGGCAAATGTGGATTATACCAAAAACAATACAATCGAAACTACTGAAAACGGTATAATCGAAACTACCAAAAACACTACAATCGAAACTACTGAAAACACTACAATCGACATACCAAAAACACTACAATCATATATATATGAAACTAATGAAACTAATTATGAAATAAAAGAAAACTACGTAAAAGAAAAGACGAGCTCAAAAAGTGAAGCGTGGTCGCAGATTGAAAATAAAATGAAATTCAAGGACGGTCGTCTTGTGGCTGATTTTCAAGATGCACCTGTTGAATGGTCAAATCGCAATGATGGTACATGCTACTCATTGCTAGATGTAAATCAGCACGACAAAGAACGATCAAGGATCAATGCCATATCCAGGCAATTGGCAAGCTGCTATTTTACAGAACAGCATAAAGCCATGTATCGAGAAAACTTTAAAGGCAATATGCTATCACAAGATCAAAAAGATGCTCTTGGATCAATGGCCAAAGATCAAGATAAAAAAATCTTTATCACTGGATCAGCAGGTAGTGGAAAAACTCATCTCATGGTTGGCTTGCTAAAGCATATCATCGCAAATCGACATTTTGCCAATCGTCTTCATGGTGTCGGTCGGTTTTTCTATGGAACACTAGATCAGCTCGATCGATGGAGAAAATCAGAATATGATAAGGCCAAAGCTGAGAATAAGCCAATACCATCTATTTCTGATCTTTTGTCAAAGATGGATGTCATCTGCATCGATGATTTTAGTGCATCAAGAATGAATTCTGTATTTGAGCTCACAATCGATCAATTTATTGACCTGACAAACTCTTTCAATGGATGCATGATTTTAGCATCTAGGAATGATTTAAATGGCTTGCCTATACCATCACAGCCAAAGAGCGATTTAAATAGATTTAAAGCATGTTTTTCTAACACAACAATCTCACTCTCTCAAAAGGGAAGAATATGAAACTTAATCCAACTTACTCATCAGGTGATATCAATTTCATCCATGATGAAGCACAAATCTTTGTTGAAAGCATTATCAATAACATTGATGAGAACATCACTCCAACTAAGGGACATGATGGAGATTATCATTGGATTTATTTGACTGTGAATAAGAGCAATGGTTTTTTCTATATCGGTAAAAAAACAGCTCGTCATGGTAGTGCAACAACACCTCTAAAAAACTATTATGGATCAGGTGTTAAAATCCTTGATGCCATAAAAAAAGAAGGCAAGGATAATTTTTTGAGATACATTTTAAAGTTTTATCCAACACAATGGGAAGCATGGAATGCAGAAGCTAGCATTTTAACAGATCAAGTCTTGTCTCGGTTTTCAGAAGATTTAGAATGCATGTATAATTTGCAAACTGGAGGATTGAGAGGAGTTAAAAAGAATGCTTTCATTTACTCTAAACGATCAGCTGAAATGAAAATAAAAAAACAAAAAAGAGATGAAGAAGCTAAAGAAAGCTTAGAAAGATTTTTAAAATTAAATCCTATATTGCAGAAAGTAAAATTGCTTGATTGAAATAAATTTATCTCCATCTGTGTTCAAGGTTATCCGCTCCACCTCTTTGAAGTGAATTTGTTGATGCGAAGCACCTTGAGCGGAACTAATCTCAGCCTCTTTTTTTCAGTGAAGAAACTTGTAAAATACTAAACTCAAATCGAGGCTGATCTATCTGAAATAAAAAATCTCAGCCTCTCTCTTAGAAGATTCACTACTTAGACTAAGATTGAGGCTGATATATCTGAAATAATTTTTGCTTGTTGTGTGTTTAATCGTTACCTCATACAAGGAGATAACGATGAGCGTAGATTTTGATTATAAAAAAGCTGAGATTTTTTTTGCAGTAGCAGAAAATCGAGGAAGTAAAGAAGCTAGAAATTTTCTTTGTGAAGTATTGAATTTTGTTAAAAACAATATTCCTGAAGATAAATGGAGATGGCATTCATTATTTCAAAAGCAACCAGGTGCAACAATTCATACAGAGGATTGGTTTGATAGCGAGTCAGAAATTTTATTCTATAATGAAGCTGATGAGTTAATTGCAAGTTTTACAGTGCCAAATCCCAATCACTCTAAAATCATGGAAGATGGCAGGTCTAGATTTAATTTTAAATTATATGCTAAAAATTGTGATAATCGTTTATTATGGGATAAATCAAACGCCAATAATGCTTATTTTATTGATCGTTTAGGTTACTATAAGCCAACTGAATGGGATAGAAACAATAATCATTTCATCTCTTTGGATAAAATTAATGCAATGAATCATTCTGAAGTGCATGAAGTAGGAAAAGTTTTTGGAGAGAATGTGCATTCATATCCTGATAATTTGCCTTATGTAGAATGTGATTATTACTTAAACTTAGATGAAATTAAGCAATTGATTAATCAAATTTGTACGGAAACTTTTAAAAGGCCTTCAAATTTTTTGATTGAAATCTGGCCTTCGTTTCTGATTAAGAGAATTGTAGATCAACTTGAATCAAGTCTTGATAACCTTTATATGGATGATCAAGTCTATTCTTTAATGGCTAAATTTTTATTTTATTCAGCTATTATTAATGCTCGTGGATATTCAGATACCGTTATTGATTGTTGGCAAGACTACCCTTATGAAATAGATTCAAGTGCACCTATCTTTAAAGCAAAATTCAATGATCCATTTCCTAATTTTTATAAAAATAAAGAATATGAAGTTTCTAGATTTTGGCAGTTACAAACATTGATCATGAAAAAAGATGCTTTGAAAAAACTATTATTCAAAGACATTAAAGAATTTTGCCTATTTCAGGCAGAGCTTTATAAGCAAGATGAAGATTCGGTCAAAGAATTATTTTCTAAAAAATTCTTATCCGATTTTCTTCGTATGAAGTTTTACAGTGATTTCCCAATCGGCTAAATTTTAAGAATATCAATACCATTGGCTGATAAATACTCTTCACCTGTGGAGATCCACCTATTATCTCGATCTTCATAAATAACTGATTTGATACCAGCATGATGAATAAGCTTTGCACACATTAAACAAGGTGGAGCAGTCACATAAATCGAGCATCCATCTGTTGCAATTCCATTTCTAGCAGCATTCGCAATCGCATTAAATTCAGCATGGTGGCAACCTATTTGGCTTTCTGATCCACTAGCTATTTGACATCTATCTCTTAGACAGTCAGCACCTCCACAAAGTCCGCTTTGCTTGCGAGCAATTCCATTGAATGAAGAGATGATAGGAACATCACCTTTGACTATCACCGCTCCAACCTTTGCTCGACTACATGGTGAAAGACCAGCCATGATTTCAGCCATGCTCAAAAATGCTTTATCTTTAGCATTCATAGCAATCATCATCCTTTGATGCAAGACAAGCGATTTCTGAAGCGAGCTTGATGATCGCTTTAGATCTCTTTCCACATTTGCCTTTATTGCCTACTGTATAGCGACCGAGAGCAAGACAGACATCACCTTGACTTGCGATAAGCCATGTTTGATATGCCTTGATACCATACTCAATCTCACTACATCCCGGGCAATGAAAGAACTCTTTTTTTACTTGCATGATACCTTCAGCACCTGCAGACGATACTAAGCCACCTTGAAAGCGACTCTCATGAAAAGCAAGAGCAATCATCAGATAAGGATCAACGCCCATCTTTTCAGCACTAGATGCAACTTGCTGACAAGCTCGCATTCTTGAAGGGATTGATTTAGAAATCATCTTCTCCCATCCTAAATCTTGCTTGCTCTGAGTTGGGTTAAAGATCAATCCCATCACAAGCCAACACACATCAAAAAAGTTATTCATCATCTTCGCTTTCGTCTTTGGTGATGTCATCCCAACTCTCATCATATTCAACATCATCGTATGATAGGATGATAGGCTGATGATCAAAAATAGCTCTGCACTTGATGCAATAGTGATACTCAATGCTTGAGCCTGCTAAGGTTGATTTTATTGTATTTTTACATCTGAGACATTGCATTTAACTAACTCCATGGTCTTGGGAAAAAGTGGCTTAGTTATATCATACACAGCTTTAGCAAATTCTTGTATCTCAAATTGAGCATGACTATCTAAACGCAAGTTTAAAAAGTGCATGATTGCCTGAATGCTTGCAGACCAAATGCATTCGCTATAAGTACCAACTGGCAAGATAACACGAGCTTGTTCCCTACAAACGCCCATATCAAGCAACCTCAAATAATTGTAATAAGCAACTTGATAACCTTGAGCTAGCAATGTCAGTGCTTCATCTTCTCGATCATCATCAAGACGACCAAAAGAGCCTTGCTTGTTTTTAGTGTCTTGAAGTCTAAAGAAATCGGGATAAAAGAAGCTTTCTTTAATCTCAGTGTATCGTGCTGATTGCTCATTCCATGCACAGCCAACTTGGTGCTTCATCCATTGTCTTAAAACAAAGATCGGGGCTTTAATCCTAAATTTCACATGCCCATGTCTAAATGGTGATGTATGATCATGCTCCCATAAGTACTTTAAAAGCTTATCATCTCTATCTGTCCATTTATCACTTGATCCAGCATAGGAAACACGAGCAGCATTCACAATTGCTAAATCGTCTCCCATATGATCGACCAATTCAACAAAGCCGTCATTCACATTGATTTTCATTTTCTCTCTCTTTGAAAAAATATTATATAAAATTATATAATATTATGTGTTCTATATACACTCAAAGGAGAATTTTTATGTTAAATTCAGATTTAATAAATCGCATTGCTTGCCTTAAAAAGGTAGTCGATGCCATGTTTCAAGATGATGCTCCAGAGGTTGGGCAAGCTCTCAACTTTTGCATCAATCTCATTTTCTACAAAGAAGAGATGAAAGAAATCAATCAAACTCTATCAGTGCTTGATGAAATCAAAGACATCAAAAACATCTATTCATCACTAAAGGATAAAAAAAATGCTCAATAGATTTACTCTCATTGGAAGACTTGGACAAGATCCACAACTTAAGAAGATTGGCGATAAAGACCTTGCAACCTTTTCCGTTGCCTATAGTGAAAAAGTTAAAGGCGAAGAAAAAACAACTTGGTTCAATTGCGAGGTTTGGGGGGCTTTTGCTAGCGTTGTTCAATCTCAAGCTAAAAAGGGCGATAAGATCACCGTTATCGGTCGTATTGTCATCAATGAACACGAGGGCAAGCAATACATCAAAGTCATCGCTTCAGAGGTTGTTTTTCTATGATGAAGCCCAAAGATCGCAAATCAATATTGAGTCTTTATGTATCAACTAAGCTGATCAGCTTGCTAGATACGATCAGCGATAGACATGCAGTCAAGATCTCAAAACTTGCTGAAAAGATATTGCTTGACGGTCTGAAGAGAGATGAAATTGATTTAGTACTTGAAAGCGATGATGATGATGCTATTGAGAAAATCACAACTAAAATTATCAGAAAGCTTGATCATGGCAAAGAGTAAAACTACTACAAAAATCGATACAGTTGATTCTAAAGCGACCAAAGCAATCGCAAAAAAGCCTTCAGAAGATAAAGCTGAGATCGCAAAAAAGAAGAGGCTTGTGGCAACTGAGCAAATACTTGAGCTTATTTCTCAAGGCCTTTCTCAAACTGATGCGATTTCAGTTGTTGGCATCTCATACAGTACTTTTCATTCATGGATGAAGGCTGATGCTGAGTTAGTGGCTGATGTCAAGAGGGCTGAAATATCCCTTAAACTCAAGCATTTGCAAAACATTCAAAGGCATTCTGAAAACGATGTCAGAGCTTCCCAATGGCTACTCGCTCGAAAGTTTCCTCTAGAGTTTGGAGAGAAGCAGACCATTGACATGAACACTAAAGGCGATGACTCAAAGGTTATCATCAATGTGATTCAGCAGGTGCAAAAAGAGAAGCATCAAAAATCAATTGAGATCAAGCATGATTTGCCTGAAATAGAAGATCAAAGCGATGAAGAAGATTGATATTGAGCTTAAATTAAATCCTTTACAAGTTGATCTGATTGATCGCTTGATCTATTCGGACGATCCATTTATTGCCGTTCGTGCTGGTTGGGGTAGCGGCAAGACTTCAGCTTTAGTCTTCGCCTTGTGGACTTGGTCAAGCATACATCCCAATAAATCATCTCTCTTAGTCACTGATACAGCCCCCCGCTATAGATCTGTTTTAGGCCCTGAGTTGGAGAAATGGCTTGTGCCTTATGGATGGATTTATCATCAGCAAGAAGGCAAATGGACGGCCCCAAATGGTCATGTTGTTTGGTGTCGATCTTATTTTAGACCAGGCACAAGAGATGCCACCCATAATCCCCTTGAAGGCTTAAATATAACATCAGGTCTTGCCTTGATTGATGAATGTCAAACTCTTTCCGAAGAGGTTGCTCAAAAGACCTTGGGGCGTCTTAGATCAGGTCCATCGCCTAAGATGATCATGGTAGGCTTGCCCGTTTGGGGGGCTTGGTGGGTCGACTTTGCTGAGAAGGCTGGATGCACGCCAATCTTCTATGCAAGCCATGTGAACAAGGCCAACCTCTCTGAAGCTTGGTTTGATGCCGTCAAAAACCTACCTGAAAGCGAACGGCTAGCAATGGTCGAGAATCAACCTAGACCGCCTCAAGGTGTGATATATAGCGAATGGACTTTATCCCATGTTGTGAGCAATTGGAAGTATGATCAGAGCATGTCATCAAGGCTTGTCATTGACTTTGGCTTTAGAAAGCCGTCCGTTTTGATCTTAACTCATGATCCAATCTTAGAAGCTGATGTCATCTGTGCTGAAATCAATCCACAAGAAATCACATTGTCAGAGCTTGCCAAAGAGATTTTAAAAATTGCTTGTCCTAGAGATATGGCTAAGAGATACCCCAATCGTATTTTGCTTGATGGTGCAAGCGGTGATAAGGCTGGATCAGCAAGATCAGATCGTACTGCTCAATCAGCTTTTCATGAGCTTTCAAAATCACCTGATCAAGGTGGTATAGGGATGCCTTTTAGGTGGTGCACTGATCCAATACGAACAGACATTTTAAACGGTATTCAAAGAGTAAAAAGGCTGATCCATCAAAGAAGAATTTTATGCACCTCTGAAGTATGGGAACGAGGGGCAAGCTCTATTGGGAATTCATTCAGAAAAGCTATTTTGTCTTATGCTTGGGATGGCAAAGAAACACCTAAAAAGGACGGTAGAGAAGATCCACTAGACGCATTAAGATACGATGTTATCAATTGGCTTTGGAGAGATAGCGAGATCATAGCTGATAAGCCTGTGCCTGCTACATCCCCAACGGTCAAGAGCAAGCTTAACTTGGTGCAATCACATATCAAAGCGATGAGGAGTCACTGATGCAAGACAAATTCAAGAAGATCACTGATGATCTAGCACAAATCTTATCTATCAAAGACGAAGCCTATGGCAATGCTTTTGATAAAACAACTCACATTCTATCTTTGCTTTATCCCAATGGGATTAAGGTTGAGCAATACAAGGATCTTCATGTCATCATTCGTATGCTTGATAAAATCTCAAGGATTGCAAGGGATAATGATCCACTTGGTGAAAGTCCTTATATGGACATAGCAGGCTATTCAATTCTTTCACTTGCTAGGAATGACAAATGCTAGAAGAAAACAAAATCCACCTTGGTGATTGCCTTGACCTCATGCCATCAATCGCATCGAAGTCGGTTGATATGATCCTTTTAGGATCAACATGATAGGCAATGCACTTTTAGCAAGGTTGGCGATTGATAGCATCATCATGGATTTTTTCATCCCATTGGATGCAATCTATCAACTCACAGATCAAGCGATCATCGATAGGCTGAGAGAGCTGGAGCTTTCCTATCAAGGTAAAATCAAAGAGGCTAGATTGTTTATGCATAAAATGGAGATGATATGATGCAGAAAAAAGAAAGAAGGTGCATTTAATTGAATATAAAATAACGGTCTTAGTGTTATTATTTTATACTCAATCACAAAGGAGAGAATATGATTGGATATGCAAGAGTATCAACTGATGATCAAAGCCTTGAGGCACAAATCGACTATTTAAAATCAATCGGTTGTACAAAAATTTATCAAGAGAAAATGACTGGCAAAACCAAAGAAAGACCAGAACTTAAAAAGGCAATGTCAGCAATCAAGAAAGGCGATGTCTTTGTTGTTTTAAAGCTTGATCGTCTCGGAAGATCTATGAAAGATCTGATCGAATTGGTTGAACAGATCAAGAAGAAAGGTGCTCACTTTAAGACATCAGATGGCATCGACACAAGCACACCGATGGGCGTCTTTGTTTTTCATATCTTTGGGGCTTTGGCTGAGATGGAGCTTGGCTTGATCAAAGAGAGAACGAAGCTTGGACTGAAAGCGGCAAAAGATAGAGGGCGAATTGGTGGACGGCCTAAAGGTTTATCAAGAAAGCTTGAGAGTGTAAAACATGCCGTCAAAGAGATGTATATAAACGGAAGTAGCATTGAAGATATATGTCAAGTATGTGGCATATCAAGAGGCTCTATTTATAGGGTTTTAAGAGATATCAAAATTGATCTAAGGATGAATAATCATGGCTAAATTCTTCGGTTATGAGTTAGATGATAGATTGTGCATGATTGAGGATATGATCGAGAGAGGCGAGGTTTATCAAGGCTATCGCCAAAGCTACACAAAGCCACAAAAGGTCGTTCAATCAAAGAGGCTTAAAGAAGCAGATCTTATCAAGGCTGTTTCATCGGATCGAACTTGGAAAGAGATAGCCTCTGAGTTAGGCGTGAGTATTTCAGCCGTTAGATTTAAATGCGATCAGCTTGGAATTAAAAAAGAGAAATTGCATCGGCATTCTAAAGCCAAAGATAAAGCTAAGCCAATACAACCAAAAATAAGAGAATCAAAAATATCAAAAGAAGATCTATCTATCGCTATTAAAGAGTTTGGATCAATGAAAGAATTATGCTTGAGGTTTGATGTCTGTAAATCAGCACTTAGAAACACCTTGCTAAAGTATGATCTTTATTTTGAATGTAGGGATAGATTTGATGCAATTCAAAGACCAAATACAATTCAAAGGCCTGTAGCTCATGCTTATGTACCTGCAAATAAAATTATGATCTCTAAGGAAGATTTTGAAAATGCTTTGATTGAGCTTGTTTCTATAAAGAAGATGGCAAAAAGATTTAATGTGAGTGTTCATGTTATCAAAGATAGGTTATCTAAATTTGGCTTAGTTGATAAATATAAGATTTTATATCATTCTCGTTTTGATGGCATGACTTGTCAATTCAAGGGATAGAAGCACTGATCTTCTTGATCTTCTCTTCAACTCTATCAAGGCGATCAGCTAGATCATCGTCTCCAACTTGAATTCTAGCTTGATCTTTGGCTTGTGCATCAATTTTGCTTTCTAAGACGCTGATCTTCTTCTCAATGTCTTTTCTCTCAAAGTCGCAAACAAGAGCATGATCTTTATCTTCTCGCTCCTTTTTTTGCATCTTTTGAAACATAAGCACGATCAAGATGACGAGTGCTAAAGGTGTGTTGTCTTTGGTGATCTTCATGAGTTGCTCAAACTGATCGATTTCAGGGGGCAATTCAACGGTTGAGTGAATGGGCTGAACGGGCTGAGCTTGTGCTGTCATGATTGGCTCGTCTAGTGGAGATAAAAACATGTCATCTTCTTTCTGTTGTATAAACTGATCAGGGATCACTTTTATTTTAATGTCTTTTTTGAGTAGCTTTTCAATTTTCTTTTCTCCATAGTGGATGACAATTTTAGCACCTTCATTAAAGTCGCAGTCTTCCAACTCATAGACTTGCCCTTTAAAATAAATCTTGCCTTGAGTAGTGATAAAAAATTCATCATCAATCTTGCACATATTTTCTCTTTTCATGTGTTTAGTAATTGGGGAATGTTGAGTTGGCAAGGTATGGCTTTTCTGTTTTTCCATACCTTGACTTAAATTTTTATTTGATATAATAGCATTTTATGCAATATCATGATTTGTATATATTCTTTTAGGTGATGTTTATGCCGGTTTATCCATATATGACAATGACAAGCTCAAATAAAGAGATGCCTTATCTATCCCAACAAAGACCACATTTTCAGTCTTATGGGATAAGTGGAACATCCATTCAAGGCGGTTATATCACTGGCAAGGAACAGAACCCCGCTCTATCAGGTCGATCTTGGACAAGAGAAGCTGAAGATATGCTAGCTACTGATCCAATCATTAGACGATCATGGAGCTTGGTTAAGCAGACTTTACTGTCGGCGAAATGGGAGTTTAAGGCCGGTAGAGATGGAGATCAAACGAGCGAAGAACTCGCAAGATTTGCCAATGAAGCTTTCGGTTTTAAAGGCTATCCCGGCATGATGGAAATCAGCTTTGAAGATCAGTTAAATTACCTTTTAGAATTTATTCCTCATGGTTGGAGATATGCAGAAGAGATCTATTGTGTAGCTAAAGACTCGATCGGAAAAGAGAAGGTATTTCTCAAGAGATATGCTGATCGTGAACCTTCATCCCATCAGCAATGGCTTTCAGTAGACAAGCAAAATTTAGACGGTGTTATTCAAATTATGGTGGGCGGTGTTACACCTGAACCAATACCAGCATCAAAACTTTTACTATTAACTCTCAATCGTACTGGTTCAAACTTCGAGGGTATTGGCTTGCTTCGTCCTTGTTGGTGGTGGTGGAAAGAAAAGCAAAGAGCGGCTACTCTCATGGCAATTGGCCTTGAGAAATGGGCTGTGCCTACTCCAATCGTAAAAGTTAATCGTCAAGCTATTGATCAAATGGGAATTTCAAACGGCGATGTTGATGCAATGATCAATGAAGCACAACAGCAAGCGCAAGCTTATGTGGTGCAAGAGCAGAGCTATCTAGTAGAAAACAACATTGTTTCTTTTGATACCTATGGAGGGTCATCGGGCTTTGATGCTAACGGCGCTTTACAAGTTATTCAAGAATGTGATAATCAAATCTCACAAGCCTTTATGGCTCAATTTATGAATTTGGGAATTTCTGATACTGGATCAAGATCAGTTGGTGAAGTGCATCTATCCGTTTTTAGAAGAGCATGCATCAATTTCCTTGATTTGGTAGCAAGTGCAATTAGTGGACAAGATAGACGGGGCGGTGGAACAATTGGCCGTCTTATTCGTTGGAATTATGGCAACATTGAAGCAACAAAATTGCCTCGCTTGGTGCATAGTGGATTAGATACTGATGCACTAGCTGAAGCGCTCGCATCATTGCCTAGCTTGGTGCAAGCCCAACTTTTAACTCCTGATGATGATCTTGAGAGAGCCATTAGACAGAAGATTGGTGCGGGGCAGTTGCCAATGGAAGCATCAAGAACAGCACAAGATCGAGCCGTTGCACAAAATCCAGCTTTAGCGATGGCTGAAAGATTGAGAGCAATCAGATGAATGAAAAGCAAATCTCTTTAGCTAAACAAAGATTGATGAATAGACGATTTAACGCTTATCTCAATGCACCTAAGAAATACGATGGAATTGATTTTACTCCACCTCAAGGCGTGAGAGATGCAGCAATCAGAGCGTTGAAAAAGAGAGCTGAACAGCCACCTTCAAAGCGTGGAATGACAGCCGTTGGGATTGCTAGAGCAAGAGATCTATCTAACGGAGTAACGCTATCACCTGATACAATTAGGCGAATGGTTGCCTATTTCACAAGGCACGAAGTCGACAAGCAGGGCTCAACATGGGAAGAGTACGGAAAAGGCCGTCAAGCTTGGGACGGTTGGGGCGGGGATGCGGGTTATACTTGGGCAAAAAAGATTTTAGCACAAATGGAACGGGCTGATGAAAAAGAAAAAGTATTGTCAGAATCTACCTTGCAGACCTCCAATAGTGCTGACATTAAGGCATTTAGAGAGAGGGTCAAAATGGGAGAGGTTGCTTTATATCCAGGATCAGACATTAAGGTGCTTTCTGTTGGTAAGGTCAACAGTCGCATCAATGGGAAGACAATTCAAGATGTCACGCCTGCGATCCTTGCTGAGATCGTAAGAGTTTTTAAAGAAAGATCATCTCAAGACCCCGTCATCATTGATTGGAATCATCAATCATCGCCCTTTATGGATAACGGTGCTACTGATCCAATTCAATCGATGGCTTATGGTGAAATATCTGATGTTTATGTAAAAGATGATGCTTTATATGTAAAGCCTTTATATACTCAAGCAGGCCTCGACCTAGTGACAGCTAGTGAAGGCGTTTTATATCCATCACCCGAATTTTTAGTAGGTGAGATTTTTGCAAGAGAAGGCGATCCCAAACCTATCGGTTTCGCCCAATTGCAAGCCGTTACATTGACGGCAAGACCAGCACAATCAAAAAATAAAATATCTCGTGTTTTACTCATGGAGAACATAATGAATCCAGAAGAATTAAAGGCGATGACAGCTGATCAATTGGTGGCTTTAGTGCTAGAAAAAGATCAACTAGTCAAGCAATTGGAGGCTCAGCTTGAAGGCGTTAAGTCTGAAAACGATGAGCTAACTAAAGACGAATCAGCGGGCGAGATCGAAATCTCTCTTGATGGTGAATATGCCAAAAAAGATGAGAAGAAGATGATGGCTGAAGAAGATAAAAAGATGATGGAAGATGAAAAGAAAATGTCTGAAGCCACCGCTTTATCTGAAAAGGCACAAGCCAAACTGATGAATGAGCTACATGCACAAGTCACTTCTTTGTCTGAACAAGTCAAGACCTTACAAGCTGAAAAGCATCAAGCTGAAAGAAAGCTTGTTGTTGACGGCTTGCTTAACACTGGCAAGATTGCACCTAGTGAAATTTCAGCCGTTGAATCAGCCTATGATATCAAGGATAAATTCCCAGCTATTTGGCAATCATTCAGCGAAAGAAAAGCAAATCAAGCGATCAACCTTTCTGAAAAGGGACATGCTAGCACCGCTCAAGAGATCAGCTTTATTGATCAAGTGAATGAAATTAAAAAGACAAAAGGCATCACATTTTCAGAAGCCCTAAATGTCATGAAAAACGAACAACCTGATGCTTACATCAAACATTTCAAAGGATAATAATCATGAGCTTAAATAATCATGCTATCTATAAGACCTTTATCGCATCTGCATCTATCACCGCCTTGACCTTGGTTAAGGTTGATAGTGCTGGCAAAGTTACACCTTGCACCGCCGCCACTGATGTTCCTGTTGGTATTGCTCAACTTGCTGGTGCAAGTGGTGATGCTATCAATGTATGCATCAGCGGTGTTTCTCGTGTTGTTGCTGGTGGTACTATCACCGCTGGAACTCACTTTTTTGTTATGCCTGGTCTTGCTGGCAAAGTGTATGCTTATGACGGCTCAGCAGAAAGCACACAAATCATCGCCGGTCGTTTCTTGCCAAATGTTGCAAATACCGCAGCAAGTGCAAATGAAGAAATCGAAATCCTTTTCAATGTCTCTTTAGGAGTCTAATCAAATGGCTAACTCATCTTATAGCAATATTCATCCAGTCAACGAAATCCTTCGCAACCTTGCCATTGAAGCAATTCCTAGCGATGGTCAACTGATCGCTGATCAAGTGATTGAAAATGTTGATGTCAAGGCAATTGGCCCAACAGGTACTCTCTTGATCGAAGAAACTCGCAATTTCATGGGTTCTCCTGATGTTGATGCACAAAGAGCACCCGGTGCAGACCGCCAAAGAATTGGCAACTTTGACCGTTCAAGCACTACCTTCTCAGCAAAGATCTATTCCCTTTCTGATGAGATTGCACTTGAAGATATCAAGTATTCACAATATCCAGGCAATGAAGAACAACGATCTTTCAGAAAAGTACAAAGATCAATGCTCTTAAATCGTGAAACTCGTTTAGCTAATCTCTTGTTTGGTGCTAGCAATTGGGGTTCTTATACTTCTGCTCTTGCATCTTTAGCAAGTGGTTCTAATGGTACACAATGGAATCAAGCCGGTGCTGAACCTTTAACCGATCTTCATGCTTTGATTGATGTTATTCGTGCAAATTCTCATGGTATTTTGCCCGATACATTGGTTCTTGGTTATGGTGCTCTTCGTGCATTATCTCGCAATGCTGAAGTTAGAGGCTTTTTTACAGCTGGTAGCACTCCATCAGGTACAGCATCAGGCAATCGCTTGATGAAAGATGACATGGTTATCTCTGTTCTTAAAGAAGTCTTAGGCATCCCAAATGTTCATGTTGGTCAAGCTCGTAAAGAAACTGCAAACGCTGGGTTAACATCTTCTGAAGCTCAAGTATGGACTGATGACAGTGTTTTCATGGGTATCATGAAGGGGTCTGATGCTATTGCAAATAAGAATGGTGTTAAGGTTATGCCCGTTGCTGCTCTCAATTTTGTCTATGAAGGTTATTCATCAGGTGCTTATGATGATCTTGCTATGACAAAGAGAACCGTATGGATGGAACACACACATCAAGATAAGATCATTGCTCAAAATTATGGCTTCCTCTTAACTGACTGTTTAGCTTAATGTCATTATGCATCATTGCCCTTATTGCCTTAATTCTCTCAATAATATGGTGCACCTAGCAGAAGCTAGCGATGCAGATCAACAGGCAATAGAGGATATTAGAAAACAATGGATTAACGAACGCAATCCACAATTAAAACTCTTGCTTAAAATGCGCTTGGATGTACTCGTCAAAGAGGTTAATTCAGCAAAGACTTTTGAAGAAGAGATGAAAAAAGCGACAAATCGATTATATCGTGCAATCGCTGAGATGGTGCAACAAGGTCAAGGGCAAATGCTTGTTGCGATGTCACCTGATGAACTTAAATCTTTTTTAATCTCAAGTGGCATGGGAGACGCTTTGACATATTTTGAGCGTTCTCAAGTGGACATAGTGGAATTGATCAATAAAGCTACGATCGCAATTGATCCTGAGTTTAGATCAGCACCTCCCAATATCATTCAAGCTATTGCTCAACAGACTTCATCACAAGTCTTTGACGCTCAAATCTTGCCTTCTCTTAGTAGTGCAATTCGCAATATGGCAACAACCGCCGTTATCGTTGGAAGCTCTAAGCCTGTGCTTGATCAAATGAGAGTTGCTTTTGAAAAGTCTGTTGGTGTTGGTACTACTCAAGCAAGAACAAAGATCGCTGAATTTGGTAGATCTATCAATGCTCTAAATGCTGATGAAGCTGGCTTAGAGAACTTCATTTATGTTGGGCCTAAAGATGGGATTACTAGACCATTTTGTCGCAAACTTGTTGGAAAAGTGCTATCTAAAAAGCAAATCATCAAGCTAGACAATGGACAGCCATCAAGTGGTCCACCTTTAACGGCGGGCGGTGGTTATAATTGCCGTCATTCTTGGGCTCCAGTGAGCAAGGGATTTCTAAAGGTTAATGATTTGGCGGTGGTTTCAGATAGCGAAATAAAGGATATCATGATATGAGAAAAGCACAACAAGGTAAAAACTATAATTTTATTTGGCAAGCCCCTGCCCCAATCAGTGGAACTCCTTCCATTTCCTTTTTCCTTGATGGTAGCACTATCACAAGCAACATGTCGCAAGGAAGATCTGATTTAGTAGCAACTGATCTTGATAGAGATAGAAGAGTAATGACTTTATCAACATCAGCCACCGCCTTAAAGCCTTTTCAATCTGATGCTTTTTTATTGACTGATGCAGATACTTTCTTTGCGAT